CTAAAGTAGAGCTTATTAAAGTAATCGAAACTTTAGATGATAGTGTTTGCAATCTTACGTATTCATCTGCTAACTTAGACGGTACAACCAATTGGCTAGATAGTGCAGGAGCGAGTGCATCACCTACTGCTTTGTGTTGTGAAGGTGAAGGTTTAACAATGGTAGGCACAGAGTGTTTATGGAACTTAAACCAAGTAGATGAAACTAACGAACCTCCAGTAGTGTACAACGAAGATGATGATGTTGTAGTAGGGGGTGATAATCTTAAAATAATCCTAGGTAAGGTCACTTCTGAATCACAAATAAATGGTATTGTAACTAAGATAGGTGAAGGTAAACCAAAAGAGGGGTATGTGTTGTCTTGGGATGATATTCTAAAAAGGACTGAGTGGGTTGCCCCTGCATCTTCAGGTTCTGGAACCCCTGCAGGTTCTAATACTCAGGTTCAATTTAATGACTCAGGTAATTTTGGAGCAGATTCGAGTCTTACATTTGTAAAAGGTACGGATACTCTTTCTACTGAAAATCTAACAGTTGAGGGTACTTCGACAATGAACGCACCAATGACAATAAACGCAGGAAATCCAAACGTAGCCCTTACTTGTTATAGTTCAGATGCAGATTGTTGGGTAAGACTTAAAGACGTTGCAACTACAAGTAGTAACGTATTGGCTATTGGAGCGAAATCGGATGATTTTATAGTAAGAAATGATGAGGGGGCTTTTAAAGTAGTAGTAAATAATAATGGAACAACAGCATTAAATTTAAATCAATCAGGAGATTTAACGATATTGGGAGATATTACATCGAACAATTTAAATGTTAAAACTCAAGAATTATATGTAAAAATATTACCAAGTAATTTTATTGCAGATGATAGCGGTAAACCTATTGGTGTAGATGATTCAACTTCGGGTAGGTGGTTAGAAAGTAGTAGTGATAACTCAATGTTTGCTTCAGTAGAAATCCCTTTAGGGTTTAAAGCTACACATGTAAATATATATGGAAGTGACACATCAGTGATTACGGTATACGAGGCAAACATAAATAGTGACGCAGTAGCTAGTAAAGGGACGGGAAACATAGGTACTCAAATAAATATAACTGATGTTACGGCAGATTCTACTAATTACATTTTAATACAATTAGTACAAACAGATGGAGAAAAAGTTTATGGAGGGGAAATGACAATATCAAAAATATGATAAACGAAGTTATTAAAGGTATTTGTCAAGGCAAAATAAAACCTACTAAAGAGAATGAAATAGTATTTGGCAAGTATGAATATCCTAAAAGCATTAAGAAGGCTTGGGAGCAAATAAAAGAATTATGGCTCAAGAAGTGAATTTGGACTTAGTTGCTAGAGATAAGGCTAGCGCAGATATTAAGAAGGTTAAAGGAGAGATAAAAGAAGCCAAAGAAGAGCAAGGTTTATTTGCTGATCAAACCAATAGGTTAAAGCAATCATTCTCTAAATTAAAGGGAGGAGTAGGTAAAGCAGTAAGTTCTTTTAAGACATTAAAGGGAGCTATTATAAGTACTGGTATAGGTATATTGGTGATTGCATTTGGTGCTTTAGTAACGTACTTTACTAAAACTAAAGAAGGGAGTGAGAAGTTAGATGCTATCATGGCAGGACTTGGTGCTACGGTTTCTGTGCTTACTGATAGAATAGTTGCGTTTGGTAAAGGTATGTTAGCATTCTTTAGAGGAGATTTCTCCGCAGGTTTATCAGCTATTAAGGATTCAGTAAGTGGTATAGGTGCAGAGATAGCAGAAGAAACTAAGAAAGCTTTTGATATTACAGAGAGATTGCAAGATATTGCAGATGCAGAAAGAGAGATAGGTGTTGCAAGAGCTCAAAACCTATTAGCGGTTAAGAGGTTAGACGCTGCTATTGACGATGTAACTAATACAGAGCAAGTAAGAATAGACGCAGCAACGAAAGCACAGGAGCTACTTAATGAGAATGCAGATGCTGAACTTAAACTACTTACAGAGAAGTTAGCTTTAATGCAGGAGTTGGACGCTCAAGGTGACTCGAGTGCTGATGATTTGCAAGAGATTGCAGATTTACAGATAGCTATTGCTAATGCTGATGCTGCTCGTGTTGATATGGCTAAGACTTTTAACACTAAGTTGAATGGTATTAGTGAAGCGAGAAGGTCAAGAGAGGAAGCTTCAAGAGTTAAGAGAGAAGCAGATGCTTTAGCTGAAAGTGAGCGATTAGTAAAAGAAGCTGAAGATAGAGAGAATGCTATTGATGTAATAACAAACAGATTCAAAGTAGCAAGAGATGAAACAGAACTTCAAGCCGTAGAAACTGAGAAGCAGAAGCAACTTAACGAACTCGAAAGGTTAGAAGCTACTGAGCAAGAGAAAGCAGACGTAAGAGCGTTCTTTAGTGCTAAGACTATAGGTATATTAAAAGTACAAGCGAAGAAAGAAGCTGACTTAGAGAAAGCTAAAGTACAAGCAACTAAAGATACGAACGATGCTACACTTTCAGCGGTTGGAAGTCTTGCAGGTTCATTAGGTAAACTAGCAGGAGATTCAAAAGGATTAGCAATAGGTGAGGCTACTATAAGTACTTACTTAGGTGCTACTAAAGCATTGGCAGCAGGTGCAGGTACTCCAGTAGGTTACATAAATGCAGCAGCAATTATAGCAACAGGTTTAGCGAATGTTAAAACAATAATGAGTACCGATGTCGGAAGCGGTGGAGGTGGTGGAAGCGTTCCAAATGCAGGGCAAGTAGGTGGAAATATAGCAGCCTCAATTCCTGCAGCTACTGGTTTAGGTGATGTGGTTGGATCAATCAATAATCAAGGTCAGCAACCTATGGAAGCTTATGTAATTAGTCAAACCGTAACAGATAGCCAAGAGGCACAATCATATATTAATAACCAAAGAACCCTATAAAATGAAAGTAGTTGAATTTGTAATAAACGAGCAGGAAGATGACTTCGGTGTCTTCGCAATTAGTTTAGTAGATAAACCTGCGATAGAAGAAAACTTTATGTACTTCTCAGAGGATAAACAAACCTTTGCAACCATCGACACAGATGAGCGTATTGTAATGGGTGCAGTTATGATTCCTGATTTAGAGATTATGCGAGTAGATGAGAACGGAGAAAAGTATAAATGTTTCTTTTCTAAGGAAACGGTAAAGAGAGTAAGCCAATTGTATATGCTTAATTCTAAACATCAGAATGCTACCATTGACCACGCTAGAACGGTAAACGGAATCACTACAATAGAAACTTGGCTAGTTGCTGATACTAAGCACGATAAGACACAAGCGTTCGGATTGAGTTATCCAATTGGTACATGGGTTGCAACTATGAAGATAGATAACGAGGATATATGGCAGAACTACATCAAGGAAGGAGTTGTAAAAGGTTTCTCTGTAGAAGGTTACTTTAATGAAAAGAAGCAAGAAATGAGTGAAGATTCTACGTTAGATGCTATTAGACAAATCATTATGAATGACGAAAACGCAACAAACTAGCTATAATACTATTTATAATAAAAGACACACATGGAAACATTGAGTAAAATTAAAGTCTTACTAGGAATGCAAGAGGCAACTCCTGTAGAATTAGAAGAGGCTAAGGAGCAAATGAAGTTCGAGGACATCGCTTTAGAAGATGGTACTATTGTTAGTGCTGATGCTTTAGAAGTAGGTGCTTCTGTATTCATTATGGTCGAAGAAGAAAAGCAACCTTTACCAGTAGGTGAGTATGCTCTAGCTGACGGATCGCTTTTAGTTGTTATTGAAGAAGGTATTATTGCCGAAATCAAAGCAGTAGAAGAAGAGAAGGAAGAGAAAGTAGAAGAGGTAGTAGAAGAAGAAATGTCTGTAGAAGATAATTCTAAAACTGCACTTATGGAAACTATCGGATTGCTAGAAAACTTAGTACAAGAGTTTGCTTCTATTAAAGAAGAATTTGCAGCTTTAAAAGTAGAAGCAAAAGAGAACGCTACTAAGGTAGAAGAGTTCGAGCAAGTAGGAGAAGAGGTTAAGCCAAGTCCTGAAGGAAACTTTAGTAGCTCAACAACTCTATCACCATTAGAATTCAATAAACTTACGGCTCAAGGTCGTGTACAATATTTAATTAACAAAAATAAATAAAACATTATGGCAGATTCATTAACTAAACTATACGCAGGCGAAGAGGCTGCAGGGTTTATTTCAGCATCACTATTAAGTGGTGAAACATTAGCAAAGGGAAATATTACAGTACTTCCTAATGTAACTTATAAAGTAAATTTAAAGTCTTTTGACTTGTCAGCTTCATCTGTAGTAGATGCAACTTGTGATTTTACTGATGCAGGTGATATTACTTACGTAGAGAAAGCTCTTACTCCTGATAACTTCGGGTTGAATAAGCAGATGTGTAAGAAAGATTGGTTAAGTACTTATGCAGGTTCTCAAATGAGAGCGGGTTTAGATGGTACTCTACCAGCAAACTTCCAAGAATATATCATCGGACACGCAGGAGCGTTAGTAGGTCAGGAAGTTGAGAAATCAATTTGGCAAGGTGCAGCAGCTACAACAGGTGAGTTCGATGGATTCGAAGCACTAGCAGCAGCAGATGGTACAGTTGTAGATGTAACTGGAACAACTTTATCAGCAGCAAACATTGTAGCTGAATTAGGTAAAGTAAGAGATGCAATCTTAGATGCTAATTATGGTCAAGAAGATTTAGGTATCTACATCGGAACAGCTGCAATGAAATTCTATATTTCAGCACAAGCTGCTTTAGGTTACCAAGACCAATTCCACGTAGGAGTTTCAGAAGCTAACTTCGAAGGTACTAAGTTAATTCTTGCTCCTGGTATGTCAGCTAACAAAATGATCGCAGCTCGTAAGACTAACTTATTCTTTGCAACTGACTTAGCTTCTGATATGGCTGAGGTTCGTGTATTGGATATGACTGAGAACGATGGTTCAGACAACGTAAGACTTGTTATGAAGTGGAACGCAGGTGTAGGATTTGCAACTGGTTCGGACGTAGTTTTATACGCATAATATTAATTAATAGAGGGGGTTTAATCGCTCCCTCTTATTTAAACATAAAAGATATATGGCTTGTTTAGTAGCAAACGGTAGAGCTTTAGAATGTCGTGAGAGCATCGGAGGGATAAGAAACATTTACTTTGTGAACAACAATGTTATGGGAGCTTATACTATTGATGTAGATGGAGAGTTAGATGATTTAGGTGCTGCAAGTTCAGCATATAAGTACGAACTTAATCCACAATCCTCAGACTTTGATGAAGCGATTACTGTGTCAGAAGAAAACGGAACGGTATTTTATGAGCAAACTATTAATTTAGCTTTGCCTAATTTATCAAAAGATGCGTTAAAAAACCTTAAGGTATTAGCTCAGGGTAGATTTCAAATCTTTGTAGAGGACAATAATATTAATGAGGCTACTGGCTTCGGTGATGTATACCTTGCAGGTGCTTATAATGGTATGACCGTAACAGGTGGGAACATTGGAAGAGGGAAAGCGTTCGGAGATATGAGCGGTTATAACTTAGCTTTGGTAGGTAGAGAGCAGCGTGCTGCACTTTCAGTAGTACCGAGTGCAGTTGTAGCAGATACTATCTTCGGAGGTCTTACAACTTCAGGTAATAGACCTGCAATAGTTACTTCTTAAAGTAAAATTATAATTCAATACTAAAGCTCTACTTAACGGTAGGGCTTTTTTTATGCAAACAAAACAAAACGAGTAAATTACTATTTATATATATACACACTTAAACAAAGAAGAT